TCTTCGAGGTCGCCTGTGATCCTGACGAGTCTGTCGAGTTGTCGCTTGTTCACTTGGACTCCTTTGCCATGGCTGCGTTGGTCAGCGTCATCACGATGCGAAGACCGTGTCGGATGCGGTCCTCCCACTCTTCCTTCGGCGCACCACTCTCGATGACCGACTTGGTGATGGCCGTGATCATGATCTCCCAGTCCTTAGGGGTCTTCATAGGTCCATGGTCTCCACGAACGGCGTCCCGTCGATGACGACGCCACAGGCGATGATGGGCTTCTTCAGGAATGCAGCACCGTACTGCATTGACCAGTGGCTGCGGTCGACGCCACAGCCGACGTTCATTCCCCACACCTTCTGGGTGGGTCCTGCCTGGAACCAGACGCCGCATGCCGAGTGATAGTGACCCATCACGGTAGGCTGCATGCGCATCTTGGCCGCTGAGAAGGCGGGATGCTGACCTCCTGCACCCTCGCCGTGGTAGTAGTGGACACCGTCGATCTCGGTCGCCTCGGTCCATTTCCACGTGGTGGTCCCGTACAGTTCGTTGAACCCCTTGAGGTACATCGCAGGGATGCCGATCTTGGAGTTCAGCCGACGCACACGGGCGTCGTGGTTGCCGATGGTCACCACCAGATCGGGCCAGTTGGAGTACAGGGCGGCGATCTGCAGGTAACTCTGCTTGTATTCCGCGGCGGCACCCTCATTGTCGGGGTGCTTGTCGTGGAACGAGATGCAGTGGTGGTCGACGACGTCACCGATGTGGATCGTCTTGTTTGTCTTCCACTTCTTCTGCACCTTCTTGAGGAAGGGCACGTATCCCTTGTGCATTGCGGGACAGTGCGTGTCTCCGATTACGAGGACTCTTGACATTCAGGCTCCTTGGCTAGGAACTGTTCGGAAAGTTCCATCACGTTTCGGCCCATGGCCTCGGCCACGGCCACCATAGCATGTGCTTCAGGATACTGCGTCCACCCCGGAAGCAGCACCAGACTGACCCCAGGTTCGCTCAACGCCTTGACGTCCTCGGCAATCGCAAGGTTGCGGAATGCCTTGGATGGCGGCGAGATTCCAGTGGGCCACAGCGTCCTGTTGTCCTGCGTCACTGGGTTGATGACATCCCAGCCGCTCCGCGTGAGAAATGCGGCGGCCTGAGTGACCGCAGGAAAGATACCAGAGTGGACTCCTCGCTCGAATCCTGAGACAACAGCGCGCATTCAACCTCCTCGGTGTACTGAACAATGAATGAACAGGTCATCATGGCCGACAGATAGTTGTCGTCCAATTCCTTCTCGGCATACACGGCCCTGACGGTCTTCTCGAGATCGCAGATAGGAACGTCCGCGAGAAGCTTCATGGCCTTCTTCTCTCCGACACCTGGAATGCCGGCGTAGTTGTCGGTGGTATCGCCCGACAACACCTGCATCCATCGGTACAGTTCGGAGTCCTCGACGGAGACCTCGTACATGGTCTCCTTGTCGGGGTTGCAATGCCATCCTGGCACCTGATCAAGGTCCTTGTCCACCGTGACAATGACCGTGTTGAAATCACAGGCCAGCGGCTTGCCTGTGTGGATGAATCCCATGATGTCGTCGGCTTCCCAGCCGGGATGCATCATGCTGCCGCAGTCGATGATGTGCTGACGCACCGCCTGTAGATGGCGGGGCTTGGGCTTCGACGCCCTGTTGGCCTTGTAGTCAGGCCAAGCGACGGACCTGAACGACTTGCCGACCGTGAGGCACCTGACGGGCAGGTCGCAGTGTGCGGCATCGAGCCACACCTCATGCATCCTGTCGCACAGGTCGATCGCGTCGGCTTCGTCCGCCTCTTCGCATAGGACAGCCGATCGGTATGCAATGATGTCCGAGTCTATCAGTGCGATGTTCATGTGTTCCTCATTTACGGCGGGTAATTAGGCAAAGAAGAAGCTCGAGGTCTTGACCTGCTCGAGATCCAGCTTGCCAAGGGATGGGACAGGAGCCACTTCGACTTGATGGCTCTCAGCGTATGCCTTGAACCATCCGATGAGGTCATCGGAGTGGATCCTGACGAACTCCTGCCTGAGGGCGGCGTTCAGATAGTCGACACGTCCTGCATGGCACCCGAAGGAATCATGCACGAAGTGGAACGACTTGTAGTTCTGAGCCACCAGACGTAGGCACGTCCTGACTGCATGCGAGGCATCAAAGGAGTGGACGATGTTGGCGACCACTCCCCTGATCTGGGCAGCGGTGTGGATCTCGTCCGTGTCCTCTAGGACGCTGAACTTGAATCCGTTGACCTCGATGCGCTTCTCGTACTTGACTGCGTACCGCATGCAGCACGGGAAACCAACGGGGGTCTCCCAGTACAGCGGGATGCCTCGGTTGCCCAACGCCTCGGCAACAGACCTGAACCAATCCATCAGCCTTGCAGCCGAGACCACCACGTCTCGGACGGCAAGGTCGATCTTCTCCGCAAGGTACCAAGCGTTCCTGTGCTTGGAGCCCGGCAGACCATCCGTGAACCCATCCTCCATCAGGCCATTGCACATGCCTGACTTGGTGACGCCGTAAGGGTAGGCTAGGACGGATCGCTTGACCGTCTTTCGCCGCGCCTTGGCGTCGCTCCAGACAAGGGGCGGCAGCGGCTGACCGAGTTCGTCGGTCACGTTACCGCTGTTCAGCATCTCCTGTGCGTCGCCCTCCACCGCGACGTGAACGAGATTGCCGACCGCCGCGTACAGGTCACGCGGCACCACCCCGTCGATGAGGTTGACGGCCTCGCCGCCTATCTCATCGCGTCCCATGGCTGACAGGTGTTGCAGACCGTTCTGAGATCCGTCGACGCAGCATGAGACATTGCTCATGTACGTGGCAGGAGAGCCCGACGCGATCGCCCTCCTGATCTCACGCGCCGCCTGTGCGAACAGGAACGGATCGTCATACTCGGTCCACCTCATGTCGTTGTCGGGATCAGGGCTGTCGCCCCATGTCGTGTCCCACCACTTTATGCGATCCTCAAACGACACCTTGTCGACACCTGCACACCCAGCGGCCCAGATCTTCAGACGATTCAGGCCGTTCTTCCCAAGAGGGAATCGCTCCGCATACCTCAGCATTGCCTTCTCGACGTCCGTGCCTTGGGGAGACAGTCCTGCTGACACGGGGTAGATGCGACCACGCCAGTCGAATTCGTGGACGAAGAAGACAGGCTTGCCGACCAACGATTCGGCGGTTGCGACGGCAAACGCAACGGAGAGACGACGGGATGCCGCCTCCTTCAGTGCAGCCATGGCCGCTTCCTTCTTCTGTCTCCAGATCTTGATCTCTGCCTTGCTTGCCCCCTTCTCGATGGGATCGAGTTTGGGACGGTCTGTCTGCGCCACCGGAATCAGGTGGCTCCACTCGGGGTTGTTGGCATTGAAGATCCGCTTGACCATCGACAGCGTGTCCGTGTCGATCTCCCACTCGACGCTCTGGATGGCGTTGATGCCGGCCAGAGCCTCGGCCATGGGATGCGATCTAAGGTCGAGACGGTGACTGGCAGCGTTGCCCCTGTACTTGACGCCATTCGCCTTGATGATCCTGTAGCCGCCGATGATGGTGTCTTTATCGTGGCTCCAAGGAACAGGAGGACACGTCATCGGCTTGAAGTATGGGTTGGCCATCTCAAGGCAGTTGTCCGTGTTCCTCAGCACCTCGTTGTACAGGTCCTCGTTGGGCTGGATGTAGTAGACCTGCTTCTTGCCATCACGGGTGAGGGTGATGTCCCAGCCGATGTTGCAGTCGGCAAGAATCTTCAGCAGTCTACTACCAAGACCGATGCGCTCCGTGATGGACCACTTCAGGGAGCCGTCGTTCATCTTCTTGTACAGCTTCTTCACCTTCTCGGTGTCCCCGCTGAGACGCTTGGCGAAGTTGCGGCTGAAGCCCTTGTCGTCCTTGCTGCGCTCCCTGTTGATGCGCAGCACCTCCTCGAGTTCGTGCTGTCTCTTCACGTCCTCTGCAATGCGAGCAGCCGTATTCACCAGCTTCATCGACTCCGCTGCACCGATGCCGATGGAGGAAGCCGCGACACCAAGGGTGATTACGGCTAGTTTCTCGGCGTCGATCGTCAGGTAGGCAGGACCCCATGTCTGCGGTCGACCTCGCATCGCCATGCCACCCAGCAACGCTTCCTGATCGGCCTTGATGGCCTTGGCCAGGGTCTCGTAGCGCTGCACGATGACCATGCGCTCTGGTTTGGAGAGGTCGGCGTGTTCCATGGATCGTTGCATTCGCGCAACGCCATCAGCAACAGCCTTGACCTCCCTCTCGTCGTTCTCCACCACCCATCTGATCTGTTCCTGTTCCGTCAGGTTGTCCCACATCCTCGACCTTCTTTCTGTGCCGATGCACATAGTCGTAGTACGGAGTACCCTTGAACCTCTCGATGTCGGCACCCTCCTTGAGGGCACCGTGCTTGTTGCAGCCCTGACACAGCAGGGACCGGGGCTTGCCAGTGTCGTGGTCGTGGTCGAGCGTGTAGCCCGAACGACCACTGGAGCCGGTGTACAGTATCTCTTGGCAGATACTGCACTTTCCATCCTGTTCGTCCCACATGCGGAAGAACAGGCCACGGGTCATGCCCCGGATCCCTTGGTTGCGCCAGACGGCTAGACGACGTTCATCCCACGGGGGTCTTGCCATTGGTGAGGATCTTTCCAATCATCAGGTCGCCAGCCCCGTTGCCCTCCTCGTCGCGCATGGCGACGATCTCGTAGGTGTCCCCGTTGGGACACTTGATGTGGAGACCAACGAAGGGGGCCGTGCTGTCAGCGGAATCGTCGATGACGATACTGACGACCTTGCCGTCCAGCAGGGGCTCGAGTCGCTTGAAGTGGTGGCGGAAGACGATATCGCGTGTGGTGTCACTCATTGGTGCTGCTCCTGAGATGCAGTTCTTCCAAGATGGCTACGCGTTTACGCAGCCGTTCGATCTCGTCGGCGGCTTCCTTTAGTTCAGGAAGCAACTCGACTGGGTACGGTCGATCACGCTTGGATATTTCCTTGCGCAGCCGCGACACGATGTCATTACTCATGGCATGAGATCCTTGATGGCCTTCTTGTTGTCAGCGATCTGCTGCTTGTACACCTTACCGGAATCGACGAACTCCTGCAGGTAGTCGTTCTGCTTCTTCAGACGGGCAGCCTCTGCCACGTCGTTCAGCTTGTTCAACTCGATCGTGTGGCGACCGCTGACCCGAGTCAGGTCTTCGATCGCCTGTCGGTTGTTGCCGATGTGGTAGTCCAAGGCGCAGACGTTGTCGGTGATGTCCTGATCGAGGTCCTCGATGTTCTGCATGATCCTGTCGACCCGCTTCTCGAGCATGTACAGCGAGTAGACGTTCCAGACGATGCCAGCGGCGAAGAGACCGAATCCGGTGATGAGCATGAAGTCCATGGTTTCTCCTTACTTGGTGATGAAGTCGAGGCAGTTGCCGACGGTGCAGCCGAAGAAGTTTCCGGTCATGTTCAGACCGGGGATCTCCGAGGCGTAGACGGTGGTGTCGAGCGGGTAGAGGGGACCAGCCGTGGGGATGACGTAGACATCAGAGATGCGGTCGGAGATGCGCTCGAACACAAGGGTGCCGAGGACATCGGTGTCGATCATGGTTGCGCAACCGCACAGCGGGGACAGCCACATGAAGTAGCCGTCGCCATCGGCGGGAGGATCCTGCTCGTTGATCCCGTAGAAGTCCCACGGGATCTGGGGAATGTCGACGATCAGGTTGGGAACGGTGGCGTTGTCGGTGGTGACACCCACCAGACGGAGATCCTTGGGATTCCATCCGAACGCCATGTCGACTGCCTGAAGGCGGATGGGATCGTCGGAACGCACGACGACGTCCACCATGACGGTGCGATCGTTGCAGGGCGAGACTTGCAGCAGAATGATGTCAACCAACTTTGTTCTCCAGTTCGAGTTGCTGAACACGCTTGGCCAGACGCTCCAATGCGTTGATGGCCTGTACCAGGACCTGCCTGTCATCGACACACTCAGTCCTGTCATGAATCATGTCGATTTTTGAGATGAGGTCAGCGTAGGGGTTGTTGTAGCGATCCATAGGGGAGTCCTTATGCTAGCCTATAGGTAGCCATACCTAGATGACATCTATGTAGATCTCTACTGTATGGCTACCTATAGTACTACTAGAGGTTTCCTCATTCCCGTCGGGTAAATACTACCCCTGTCGATTCAGTCGATCCCGCAGGGTCTTCACCCCACGGGACCGGCTGACCCACTGGGCCGTGGGGCTCGTACCCAGCATGGTGGCAGCCTCTGGAGCCGAGATTCCGAGAATCTCCAGATTCAGAGCAGCCCTATCCTTGGGGGGAAGATTCCCGATTTCCCGCTCGATCTCGTCCATCAGCTCGGACAGCTCGAGTGGGGTCATCTCCCGCTTTTTAGCGGGTCTATCGGGCAGTTTGTCGAACCGTTCGTGCCGCATCTTGGGTAGATCTGACTTGAAGAAGCGGAGGCAGGAGTACTTCAGGTAGCCGAAGAAGTTGTTTCCACCCACCTCGTCGCCCTTCTCGAGGGCTTGGACGCATGCGCGCTGGAACACGTCGTCCGCATCGTGGGTGTTGATGCGGTAGCCGTACGAGATCATGAAGTTGTCGATGAAGATGTAGTATTGCTTGATATTCATCAGAGACCTGCCTTCCAGTCACGGTTGCGCCACTCGTCCTCGGACCACCAGTCAGGATCGGATGCGGCTGGGTACTTGGACTTGAAGTCAAGACTACGCCATCCACCATACAGGTCAGGATGACTGTCTGACTCGGAGATGATGTCACGAACAGGAGTCGGAACGGCGCAATCGTGCGCCATGCGGATGAGAGCCAGGCACAGCAGGTACGAGAAGTCGACGTTGGTCTTCTCGTCGTGGGTGTGCTGGTGGAAGTAGCCGACCGACAGGTTGGTGCACTCGGGGATGAGGTCGCGGAACTCACGGGAGTCGGTAAAGACCCCAGTGGGATCGGGCTTCATGGAGATGGTGCCGCTGCTGTAGTTGCCGATGGTCTCGGCCAACTGCTGTGCCCAGCCGTCGGATGCGGTGCGCTTGCCGCATTGATGGGTGATGATGTCGCCGTAGCCACGGCGGTCAAGCGAGATGCAGCAGTCGTACTCGAGCATCTCGGTGTCGTCAGCCATCTTCTCGGATCCGACGCACCCGACCTCCTCGCCAGCGAAGAAGCAATAGGTGCCTGGACACCCGCTGCGGATCATCATCGCCATGATGGCGCAGCCGACCTTGTCGTCCGCACCCAGGATGGACTTGCGGTCGGTCGCAAGCATGCCGTTGCGGAACTTGAGGTTGACCTGAGTGGGGTGCGAGTCGGCGGTGTCGCAGTGAGCCGTCCACATGATGCGGTCACCGTCGCCGGGCACCTTGACGATGTAGTTGCCGTGGGCGTCGACCAACGTCGAGCCCTGCGAGTAGCGGCGACTGCTGTTGGGAGCGGCACCGTACGGAGGGGCCGGCAGCATCGGCCACACGTAGGCTTCGGTGCCGTGCGGTGTCGTCATGCGACACATGGACATCAGGGTGTCCTTGAACTTGCGGTAGGATGGGGTCCACATTAGGCAGTAACTCCAGTGTTGAAGTCGGTGATGAGGAGGGAAGAGCCGAGAACACCGACGTGGGGGTTGTTGTAGTAGATCGTGTTGTCAACCACGTACGAGGCCATGAAGTTGACCAGAGCACGCTGGGTCTCCTCGCTGCGGCCCCAGTTGTAGGCCTGGCAGAGGGTGCGCAACTCACCGCCGAGGCACGACACGTCGATTGCGACCATCTCGCCGCCGAGGTAGTACGTTGCACCCTCGATGGAGCCACGACTGCCGATGAACAGCGTCAGGTTGCCGCAGGAGATGTACCCAGCGGTGTACGCCCTGCGCACCACGCTGCCAGACGTGTTGACGAATGCGACCTGAACATCGACCTCGGACTGCGAGAACGTGTCGTTCTTGATCAGCATGCGGGTGAACGCGGACAGCCAGTTGCTGTCGTCAGCGATGGCGTAGCCGTTGGTGTTGCCGTAGCACCAGCCGACGGTGACGCCCTTTCCGAACTGGTTGGACCAGATGCACTGGTTCACAACGGTGCGGGAGCCGCAGAGCGGCATCGGCATGCTGCGAGCACCGATGCGGACAGGGAAGCCCCTGCCGTTCCAGTACTGCCCCACCCGGGGAGCCCCGTGCGGGAGCTCGGACGCGTCGAAGTTGGGCATGTCGTTGAACACGACGATGTCCTCGGCATCGAGCAGAACGTGCCGTGCGCCGTACTTGAGGAGCTTGACGCCGACCCTGCTGTTCGCGTTCTCCTGAACGGTGACGCAGCGACCGACGTCACGCAGCGTGTGCCCACTGCGGCTCAACCAGAAGATGTCCGTCGAGTCGAGCACCCAGACGTCGTCGACCTTGATGCAGTCGTTGTCGACCGTGCGGGTCTCCTCGTCGAGATCCTTGAGGACAAGGTTGCCCTTGTCGTTGAGCACCAGCTCCTTGGTGACGGTGACGAGCGACTCGTCGTGCACCCATGCCCACTCGCCAGAAGGCAACTCGAGCGCCTCATCGCTGGGCACGAAGACGGTCTCGTCGTCGAACACGACAGCAACGATCTCGATGCGCACCGTCGTCCACGTGCCGTTGTTGCGGCGACTGACACGCGTCGAGTGAGCGCTGTTGTGGATGTAGACACCGTCGTCGAGGTCGGTGCCCCTGTCATTGGAGCGCCAGCCGAGGTTCGCCGCGCTGCATGTAAGAGACATGAAGCGGTGGCAGTTGTCCGTTGTCTGCCACTCGCCTTGGTCGTCGACGACGAAGTTCGAGTTATCGTCGAGGCAGCCTTGGCAGACGTTGCCGTAGTGCTGGACGTACGCACCCTCCTCCTCGCCGTCGTAGCCGTTCTCGCAGCACGTGCAGGTGTGGGTCTCCCTGTTGTTGCCGAAGCCAGAGCCATCGGTGAACGACTCGATCTCACGGGGACGGGTAACCGTCGCCTTCCACCGCTGAAGGGTGGGGTTGTCGATGGACTGGGCCCAGACGACCTCCTCGGTCGAGGAGCACCAGTAGATGCGGCCCCAGTCGATGTACGGGCTGTACTCGGTGAGTCGCAGCGGCACGATGCCGGTGGGCTGTGCGTTCAGCGACTTGATCCCGATGGATTCGAGATGGGCAGCGGCGA